TCTTCCTCCGATAATTTGAAACCGAATGGGATTGCTCGGACTACATATCCGAGTGATCCCTATTCATCCTTTGAAGAATGGTACGATAACTATGTTGCTATGAAAAAATTCCTGATTCCTGCGATGTGCGTATTCAGCACATTCAACTTGGTGGTAGGCCAAGACATCCGCATCGAGAAAGTTGATGCGTTCGATGAATCCATTACACGATCCACGAAGTGGTACGAAGTGGGCAAGTCGAGCAATGGCAAAGTATTGATGTGCGCCGGATGGCACATCAAAGGCAGCGCGTTGGTGGAGTTTTGGGCGAACGCCGAACTCGGATGCGCCGGCGCGATTGGAAACTATGTGATGTTCAAGTTTGCTGATGGCAGTACGTTGAAGATTGATACGGACGAAGCACCGGTTAACTGCAAGGACTACGCATCGAGTTTCTTCCTTGCGGACGATTTCCCTGACAAAGTGGTTACGCACATTCGCTTGCGCCAAGGAGATACCTATATGGATTTCGTGGTGGAAGGCAAGTACACGGTGCAACAACTCATCGAGCGAGCGCAATGAAACAGACAATTATCGTGGCCGCGCTCACGTCAATTTCGGCCTTTGGTATTGGCTACGGCGTAGCCACAGAACTGGCCAAGCCGGCCGAGCCTGATGTACTGATTTATCCCTACGATGGATGTGAGTACATCGTGGCGTTCAACAATGAAACGACTGCAATCCTTTTACACAGATGCCAAGAGTAACGAAAATCGTTCCCAATGGGAACTTCACCGGCAAGTACGGCGTGATGTACAAGTTCACGTATGAGTTCGATGACAATGTCTTGTTGGTGGCGAGCCACAAGACGGAGCAATCCCCATTCAAGATTGGAGATGCCGTAGAGTACGAGATTCGCGGAGAGTACAACGGAATCAAGGAAGGCAAGGTTTCCAAGCCAAACGACTTTGGCAAGGGAGGCCAAGCCAGTCCGGAGACGCAGAAGCGAATTGATGCGAGTTGGGCGATTGGCCAAGCATTGACGATTGGCGTAACGCAAACCGAGGAACAACTTTTGAATACAGCTCAATGGCTGTTAGAGTGCAGAAACAAATTGATTGAGAAACTATGAAGTTTACATCGTTGGATGCTTGGATTGAGTTCCATTACGGATCGTACAAAGCGATGGGCGAACGATTGGGATTTACCTACAAGAAAGTGAATCGTTGGTATGCCAAAAGCCCGAAACAATTCTACCAGGTGATTGAAGAGTTGGTTGATCAAACTGGCACGGATCCGAAGGAACTAATTGAACTCATCAATGGCCGAGCGCGGGATGTCGAAATGCTTAATCTTCGCAATGGCCGGAATGCCATTGGAGCAGATTAAAGAGTTGCGAGTGCATCTCTTTAGGTTGTATGCCTACGAAACCAATGCGTGGCGCAAATCGGCGTTAGAGAGAGCCATACGTGCGTGCATCCAAACTCTTGAGCAACGCAATGGGCATCTACATTGATGACGATGTAATGCGGCATCCTGCAATTGGTTGGCCGGACAAGGTAATAGTGGCCGATGTTCTGTCATTTACCAAGCGCGGGATGCCGTACTACAAGTCGAACGCAGTCATCGCCGATGAATTGCAATTGTCGGAAAGGAACGTGAGCAGAATTGTCAATACGTTGGCAAAGGCAAACATCCTGGTATGCACGTTCAATGGCCGCAAAAGGAACATTGCAGTCATTGGATTGGAAGGTAGCCAAGTTGGCGAGGATAGCCAATCTGTCTATGGTAGCCAAGATGGCTATGGTAGCCAAGATGGCGAGGCAGCATCGCCAAATCGGCGAGGCAGAGTAGCCAAGTTGGCGAAGCAGAGTAGCCAAGTTGGCGAGAGAATAGAACTATCTAATACTTACTACTTACTTGTACTATCTAAAAGAGAGGAATTTGGTTGGAGCGATGCGTTTGGGAATGCGTGGGAAGAGTGGATGACGGATCGCAAGAATCGAAAGATTCGCAAGTACACGGAGTTAGGTATGACGAAGGCATTGACTTCGCTTTGGAAGAAGAGCGGAGGAAACGAGCAAGTGGCAATTCAAATCATAAACCAGTCAATCGAAAATGGATGGCAAGGATTTTGGCCTATCAAGGCACGACAGCCCAAAGGATTTAATGCAGCCAACTTCAGTATTGAAGGAATGCACGATTTCATTGATGAAGGGTGAGCGGATGGAGTTGACGGTGCGCAGCGCGTGGGACGGATCGTTGATGACAAATGCCATCAAGGCATATCCACGTGAAGCACGGATGTGGTTGCTCACAGAAGTGGCCAGGTTAGTGAAGGACATTGATGCCAACAAGACATTGAGCAGCGACGAAGAGATTCGTTTTTGTTGCCGGAGCATCGTGGCGGACTTCCCATCGCTGCGCGTGGAAGAGATTCGCGTGGCGTTCGATATGATACGCAAGGGAGAGTTTGGCAAGTTGTACGAGCGATTGAAGACGGGTGAGATACTGGAATGCTTGCGCCGGTACGAAGGTGAGTGGCGTGCGGAGATGCTCGAACAACGGTGCGCCGAGGAGCGGAATAAGCATTTCGAGCAGCCCACGGGAAAACTTGAGCCATTGAACTTGGCGCAGCTCGTTCCTGATGTTTTGCCACAATGGAAGGGAACTGGCACGGGAACGCAGATTCGAAAAAAGTTGGACAAACTTTTGCCAAAGAGTGCGGATTTAGGAAAATAGTTGTATGTTTGTCAAGCCAAGAACAACCAATGAAACAACTCAAGGAAGACGTAGTGGCGTACTACGAGTGGTGCGCACGTAGAGATGCAAGGGAATACGGCGTGAACTTTCATCTGATGGAACTGGATCGTGCGTTGCGCAACCTGGAAGAAGCAACGAAGGAAATCCGATGAGGCACGGATCGCTCTTTTCAGGGATAGGCGGATTTGACCTTGCGGCCGAGTGGTGCGGATGGGAGAACGTATTCCAGGTTGAGATAGATGAGTTCGCGCAGAAAGTTTTGGCCTATCATTTCCCCAACGTCAAACGATACAGCGATGTCAAAGAGTTCGATGGAACGCCGTACAAGGGAGCAGTTGATGTTATTTCCGGAGGATTTCCCTGCCAGCCATATTCATCCGCCGGGAAGCGAAAAGGCAAGAACGATGACCGACATCTCTGGCCGGAGATGTTGCGAATCATTCGGGAGATTTCGCCGACATACGTTGTGGGAGAGAACGTTTATGGATTGTATAGTTGGAACGATGGACTGGTATTCGACGAGATCATATCTGACCTGGAAACTCTTGGCTACGAAGTCAGGACATTATTCATTCCTGCTGTGGCCGTCAACGCACCACATCGACGAATGCGAATATGGTTTGTTGCCTACGCCAATGGCGCAGGATCGGGAGGCGACGGTGGAACAAGTGGAGGCACGCAAAAGGAAGTACGGAGGCAAGACGCGAGCGATGTACTTGAGCCATTTTGCGACGATGGAGATGTTGCCAACTCCGAAAACAACGGACAGTCATTCGCAAAGAGCCTTGACGAACGGCGAAAACAAAAGTCACACAACGGGAACAAAGTACGGAGTACATCTGACGCAACTGGCGGAGGCCGGACTATTGCCAACGCCAAACGCAAGCGACTGGAACACAGCTCGAAGTCCGGAGGCGTGGGAGAGAGCAAAGGAAAAGCACGGAAACGATCTACAAGTTCCATTAAGGCAACTGGCAAGAAACGGGATGCTACCATCGCCGATGGCATCGGACTGCGGAGAGAAACTGACTGGCCTGGAAAATCAGAACTCTTTAACGGAAATAGCAAGGGAAACAACTGGCAGGACTTCCCAACTCAATCCCCGGTTTGTTGCGGAAATGATGGGATTTCCCGTCAACTGGACGGAATTACCTTTCCAAAGTGGCGATCCGAATCTATCAAAGCCTACGGAAATGCCATCGTGCCACAAGTAGCGTATCAAATCTTTGAAGCAATTAAACAAACCCACAACCAATGAAAAGTCCTAAAGGTTATCTGTCTTATTCGCAACTCAAAGCATTTGCGAAATCGCCCAATCACTACTTGGCGTACATCAATCAGGAGTTCGAATCAACGCCGGCGATGGAGTTGGGAACTCTTGTACACAAGTTGGTACTTGAGCCAAGAGAGTTCGATGCGGCCTACTACGTGGCCGAGAAAGTCGATAAGCGCACCAACGAAGGCAAGGCCAAGTTTGCCGCGCAGATGGAGGAAGCCGGCGAGCGCAAGTTGATTGACAGCGAAACGTATGCCAAAGCAAGAACGATTGCCATCAAGGTACTGGATTATCCGGAGGCGTGGAATCTCATCGAGTTGGCTAAAACAGAAGTGGAGAAAGTGGCCGACATCAATGGCCATCCGTTTAAGACGATTGCAGACGGCGTGAGCGATACCTTGGTGAAATACGTCTTCGACTTGAAGACGTGCAAAGACGCATCGCCGGAGGAATTTCGCAAGACGGCGTACAACTTGGACTATCATCTCCAAGCGGCCATCTACAAGTGGCATCACGGCGTGGAGAATTTCTACTGGATTGCGGTAGAAACAGAAGCACCATTCAACGTGAGCGTATTCCGTCAGTCCGATTTCGCCGGCGAGTGGGCTGCGCAACGATTGCTTTCCTTGCTTGAAAAGTGGGAGGCGTGGGATGGAAATCCGGCCGGTTACGCAAATCATTGCATCAACTTGGAACTGCCACAATGGGTCAGATAAGGAAGTCCAAAGGCAATAGAACGCAGCTCGTAAAGAAACTCGATGCTGTATTCTCGCAATGGATACGTCAGCGCGGATCCAAAGACGGGATGAATGTTTGCTTCACCTGCGGCCGCACGCAAAGCATTGCGAAGTTGCAGGCCGGCCATTTCCAAAGTCGAGGCAAGTTCTCCACGCGATGGGATGAGCGCAACGTGCAAGCGCAATGCGTGGGCTGCAACCTTTACAACCAAGGCCAACAATTCATCTTTGGCAAAAGGTTAGATCAGGAGTATGGAAGTGGCACGTCAGAGTATATTTATCTGCAAAGTCAAAAGACGCACAAGTACACGAACGATGACTTGAAATCTATGATCGAGCGATATAGTGAAGCGATGCGGCATTGATGCGTTTTGGGCATCCAAGTACGACGAACTGCGGCGATGCGCGGAGAAATCCGTGGGAACATTGGCGGACGATTTGTTGCACGACTTGGCCGTATGGACATACGAACACGACAAAGCCGGCCATCTATGCGAGCGCAACGAGTTGGCGTACTACCTGGTGAGCGTGATCAAGATGTGCGGCCATAGCCAAACAACGCCATTCCACAAGAAATACAGAAAGTTCACGTACATTGAATTGCCGGCATCGCTGACAGAAACAACAGAGGACAATACACGAGCAGAGCAACAACTCGAATGGATCGCGGAGAGTTTGAAGAGCGTGAAATACTTCGATGCGAGGATATTCGAGATGTACTACCAAGAGAATAAATCACTAACTTCATTAGCAAATGACACAGGAATCCCACGATCCACAATCTACAAGTCCATCGCCAAAACAAAAGCGCATCTCCAAGCGCAAGCCAAAGATGGGACTGGGCGATACGGTGGAGAGCATCCTTGAAGCAACTGGCATCGCACAAGTGGTGAAGGCCATCGCACCGGACTGCGGATGCGAAGAGCGCAAGGCCGCGTTGAATCGCGCCGTGCCATACTTCAGCCCATTGAGTGCAGAGCAGAAGAAAGTATGGTTGGAGATTATCAAGCCACAATGGGAGGCCGGAAACATCTCCGTGGATGCGCAAAAGCATATCACCGATATGTATCAGAGCGTCTTTCGTATGCGCCGGAAAATCTCCAGGTGTAGCGGATGCGCCAAGTCAATGCTCGTGCGACTGGAACAAGCCTACGAAGCATCGTGCGAATACTAACTCCGGCCGTCCTCGATGGCTATTCCCGTAAAAAGGATAAGACGGTTTCCGTGCGCTTCATCACGCAAGAGATGACTTCCACGGAGATACAACTGATAGATTCCTTGTTGGAGGAATATGGCTACTTGTACTTCCAACCAGGTCAGTCCATCAACGAGCAACTTGTAGCCGAGATGGAGCAATTGCCGGAGGAACAAGTAGTACGGAAAACGCCGAGCCAAAGGCTACGCAACGTGCTGTACGTCTATCACAAAGAGATGGGCATCAAGCAGCCGTTCGATGCGTTCTACGCACAAGAGATGGAGAACTACATCGCTCAAATCAAGAGACGATTGCCGTAACGCAACTGGGCAAATTGGGCAAAAATGACTGACAATCAGAAACGATTACTGGAGGCATTGGCTGCGTGCGCCGGTGATGTAACAGAGGCCGCGAAGGTGGCCGGCGTGCATCGCAATACGCACTACGAAGCATTGAAGAGCAGTTTGGAGTACAAGGAGGCGTTCCACCACATCGAGGAATCGCTCATCGACTTGGCCGAGACGAAACTCAAGCAGCACATCAACGAAGGCAATCTCAAGGCAATCACTTTCTATCTCCGATCCAAAGGCAAGGAGCGTGGATATGGAGAGAGCAAGCAAATCGAAATCACCGGCGAGCGCAGGAAATTAAGTTGGTTCACAGATGAAGATGCCAAAGACGTACTATGATGTGAAGTCCTGCGACAAACGCATTCAAGTACATCAGGGAGGCACAAGGAGTGGCAAGACGTATTCCATCTTGACTGCGCTCATCGAACTATGCGCGAGGAACGAAGACGTGAATATGAGCATCGCAATATGCCGCAAGACATATCCTGCGCTGCGTGCCACGGCGATGCGCGATTTCTTCGAGATACTGCACAAGGAGAACATCTACAGCGAAAAGTATCACAACAAGTCGGACAGCACGTATCTCCTATTTGGCAATAGAGTGGAGTTCTTTAGCGTGGACGAATCGCAGAAAGTACGTGGCCGGAAACGTGACTTTCTCTTTCTCAATGAAGCAAATGAGTTCGCATTCGAGGACTGGCAACAGCTCGTACTGCGCACCACGGAGAAAGTCATAATGGACTACAACCCATCGGATGAGTACCATTGGATTTACGATTCGGTACTGGTGCGTGAGGACTGCCAATTCTATAAGTCCACGTACCTGGACAATCCGTTCTTGAGCGAAGTACAAGTCAAGGAGATTGAACTCCTGAAGGAGACGGACGAATACTATTGGCAGGTTTATGGACTGGGCGAGCGAGGACAGAGCAGGGAGATTATCTTCCAAACCCATTCATACAAGGAGCGGCCGGCCGGAGCGAAGTTGATTGCATACGGACTGGACTGGGGATACACAAACGATCCGACTGCGCTTGCGGCCGTCTATCAGGACGGTGAGAGCATCTACATCGAGGAAGAGATGTACGTCAAGGGACTAACCAATAGCCAAATCGCGGCAATGCTTCGAGACAAAGGCATTCCGCGCCAAGTGGAAATCATTGCCGATTCCGCCGAGCCAAAGAGCATCGACGAAATTCACCGGATGGGATTCAACATCAAGCCGGCCGTCAAGGGAGCGGACAGCGTGCGAGTGGGAATTGACATTATGCGCCGGCACAAGATTTTCATCCACGAACAATCACAGAACGCAATGAAGGAGTTTCGCAACTACAAGTGGCAAGTCGATAAGAACGGCCGGATTTTGGAAACGCCAGTCGATGCGTGGAATCACATTGTTGATGCCGTGCGTTATGTTTGCCTCAAGAAACTGGTGTACAAGAAAGGCACATACGCAATCAGATGAGAGTTCAAATTCCTGAAGGTTATCACGAGATAACCGTGGCGCAATTCCAAGCATTGAACAAACTCAATGATAGCAAACTCTCCGAGCAGGAGCGTGCCTTGGCCGGCATACGCATCCTCGTGGGCATTGACGAAAGCACGTTGCTCCGATTGAAGCGAAGAGACATCGCAAGGATATTGGGATTCCTGGCGTGGTTGGATACGCCGCCGCCGGAC